TAATATCGTTCCAAATCACGAATTAGGAGGATCTGGTACAAACATTGTGGTTAATGTTGATGCTTCTGGATCATCTGTTGAAGGTGACGAAGGGCAAGCTGCCGAATTAGGACGTATGCTAGGTGCAGCAATTCAAGCAGAATTGATTAAAGAAAAACGACCTGGAGGGCTTTTAGCTGGTAGATAATGGCAACATTTCCTGCGATCACTCCGACATACGGAGCAAGTCAGCAAAGTTCTCCAAATACAACCACCGTTCAATTTGGAGATGGTTATCAGCAGAGGCTGTTAGTAGGTATGTCAAAAAACCTAAACCCTAAAGTTTGGAGACTGACTTGGAAAGTATCTGAGACAGATGCAGATACAATTACTGAGTTTTTAGATGCACGAGCTAATGATTCTGCAAGCTTTGATTGGACTCCTTTAGATAATCCTACTGTACGGAAATGGATTTGTTCTAGCTGGACAAAAACAATTACTTACCTCAATAGAGCTACGATTACAGCAACATTTCAAGAGGTATTTGAACCTTAATGACAGTACCTGTTTCACAATTACAAGCAGTTAATCCAACTGCAATTATTGAATTATTTCAATTGCATTTGAACAGTACATTGCATGGTTCTAATGATATTCATTATTTCCATAATGGTTCTAGTACGAATGATGCTGCTGATATTATTTTTGGAGGACAAGCTTATTTACGCTTACCAATAGAAGCAGATGGTTTTGAGTATAAAACAGGACAGTCAGGAACTTTACCTCGACCAACTTTAAGGGTTAGTAATTTATTTGGAACGATTACATCTATTTTAAACCAAGTCAATCAAACAACTGCTGGTAACGATTTAACAGGAGCAAAGGTAGTCAGGATAAGAACTTTGGAGCGTTTTGTTGATACTGTTAACTTTGGTTCTCATGGCTTCTTGGTAACAGAAGATTCAAATGAATACGGCATTGTAGGTGAAGACGGTAGTACGTTAAGAATGGAAAATGCGATTAACCCACATGGAGTCCCTGATGACTCTTATGAGTTACCGCAAGAAATTTATTTTGTAGACAGAAAATCAGCAGAAAATAGAGAAATATGTGAATTTGAATTAGCAAGTGCATTGGATCTTGCAGGTGTTCGTTTGCCTAAGAGACAGTGTTTACCTGCTGAGTTCCCTGGTATTGGAACATTCCATAATGGATAAATGGAAAGTCGATGCGTTAGCAGCAGCCAAAGAAGCTGATCCAACAGAAGCTTGTGGTTTATTAGTTGTACTAAAAGGGAAAGAACATTATTGGCCTTGTAAGAATTTAGCCGATAGTCGATATGATCAATTTATTCTTGATCCGACAGATTATGCAAAAGCTGAAGATGCTGGAGAAATTTTAGCGGTTGTTCATTCTCATCCCATTACTCCACCAACCCCTAGTCAGGCAGATCTTATTTCGTGTGAAGCCAGCAAATTACCTTGGCATATTGTCAATCCAAAGACAGAACAATGGCATTATTTTGAACCATCTGGATATAAAGCAGGATTATTAGGAAGACCGTGGGTTTGGGGCGTTACTGATTGTTGGACGTTAGTAAGAGATTATCAAAGAGAAAAAGGTTTTGATCTAAGAGATTGGGATAGACCTATTAATCCAGAAGATTTCAGATTGAATCCGATGTTTGATGGGTGTTGGAAAGACACAGGATTTAGAGAAATGGAACAAGACGAACCATTAGAAGAAGGAGATTGTTTATTAATGAATATCCGAGGAAAGGGATTAAATCACATAGGAGTTTATGTAGGGGAGCAAGAATTACTCCATCATTTACAAGGAAGATTGAGCAGTCGTGATCTTCTTAACGAATGGTTGATAAAATGTATAGGTAGGAGAATAACTTTACGCAATGCTTAGAAAAATTAAACTGTATGGGCCTTTAGCTAAGTTTCTAGGCAAAAGAGTTTTAAAGGCAGATGTTTGTAGTGCAGCAGAAGCTGTTCAGTTTCTGATTGTCAATTGGCCTGAACTAGAAAAGCACATGTATGATCAATATTACAGAGTTCAAGTTGCTGGAACGGATTTAGACGTAGAAGAACTACATCATCCAGCAGGAGCAGATGATATAAAAATCATTCCTTGTGTTGCTGGATCTGGAGGAGGTTGGGGAAAAGTAGTTCTAGGCGCAGCTTTAATTGGTCTAGCGTTTGCAACAGGGGGAGCAACCTTGATGGCAGGACTTAAAGCAGGATCTCTTGCCAAGGTTGGATTGCTTACCAAGGCTTCTTTGTTTATGGGAGCAAGTTTAGTGTTAGGCGGTGTTGCTCAATTATTAACTCCAGTGCCTAAAACACCAGAGTTTGAAGAAGACGTACAAAATTCGTTTTATTTTAGTGGGATTGTCAATTCTGCAAGACCTGGCACTCCAGTCCCTGTATGCTATGGAGAGGTTCTAACAGGGTCTACGACCATATCAAGTTCCGTTGATGTCAACCAGGTGGAAGTATGACTCAAATTATTGGTTCTGGTGGTGGTGGAGGTAAAGGAGATAGAGGAGGTAATAAAACTCCAACAACAGCTCCTGACTCTTTAGAAAGTAAAAGTTATGCGAAAGTTTTAGATTTAATATCTGAAGGGCCAATTGAAGGATTAAAAGATGGGCATAAATCTATTTATTTAGATAACACCCCATTACAAAATTCTGATGGAACATACAACTTTGAAGGTGTAACTGTAGAAGCAAGAGAAGGTCACGATCCTCAAGAAAAAATAAATGGATTTGATGAGGCTTCTAATACTGTTTCTGTTAATACTGAGGTAACAAAGACAGGAGATGGAACTTCAGAGAACCCAAACATAGGTGTAACAAGAACAGTTTCAACTTCTGATTCGCATGATGCAGTTAGAGTTCTTATTAGGATTCCAGCTCTTCAGCAAATAGAAGATGATGGAGATATTGTTGGAACGTCAGTGTCTTTTAAGATACAGATGCAAACAGATGGAGGTGGCTTTGAAGATAAAATATCAGAGACAGTAACAGGAAGAACAGGTGATCAATATAAAAAATCTTATTTGATAACTTTACCTAGCAGTTTTAATACTGGAGTAGAAATAAGGGTTGTAAGAGAAACTGATAATTCAGGAGATGCTAAGCTTCAAAATTCAACTTGGTTTGATAGTTATGTTGTTATAACTTACACCAATAATACTTATCCTAATTCTGCTTTAGTTGCTCTTCGTGTTAATGCAGAACAATTTAGCAGTATTCCTCAGAGATCTTATATTGTCCGAGGAATTAAAACAAAAATACCTAATAATTGTACTGTTGACAGTGCAACTGGACGTTTGATTTATGACGGTACTGCTTGGAATGGTACGTTCCAATCTGCAACTTGGAATAGCTGTCCTGCTTTTGCACTTTACGATTTATTGACATCTAATCGGTATGGTCTTGGAGAACATATTAGTGAAAGTCAGCTTAGTAAGTTTGATTTTTATGCTGCCTCAAAATATTCAAATGAATTAGTTGCAGATGGATTCGGAGGTTCAGGGCAAGAAGCTAGATTTTCATGCAATGTCGCAATTAGAAGTAGAGCAGAAGCTTTTGATCTAATCAACTCAATGACTTCTGTTTTCAGGGCAATGAGTTACTGGAGCGCAGGAAGTTTAGCTCTTTCTCAAGATAAGCCAGTTACCTCTAGTTCTTGTTTGTTTACTCTTGCGAACGTAACTCCAGAAGGTTTTGCTTATCAAGGTAGTAGTCAAAAGACAAGAGCGACAACAGTTGTAGTGAAATATTTTGATATGAATCTTAGAAATTATGCGTATGAAGAAGTAAAAGATGATGCAAATATGTTTAATGGGATAGCTAAGTACGGAAAAATTGTAAAAAATGTAGAGGCTTTTGCTTGTACCAGTAGAGGACAAGCAAATCGTGTAGGTCGTTGGATGCTTTATTCAGAATCACAAGAGACTGAAACCGTTACGTTTGCCACCAGTATTGATTCAGGAGTTATTTGTAGGCCAGGTCAAGTTATAGATATTGCTGATCCTGTTAAAAGTGGCTTCAGAAGAGGAGGCAGAATTAAAGCTGCAACAGTTTCTGATATTACGGTAGATGGAACAAATGGAGTAGATACTGATCTTCCTCAAGGAAGTTCAGTTGGTTACACAAGAACACTGCATATTGTTCGATCTAATGGAGCAGTTGAGTCCAGGCCAGTTAGTAATATTAGTGGTTCAATTATTACTGTTGAAACTGATTTTACAGATGCACCTAATGTTAATGGTCTTTGGATATTAGAAACCACAGGAGGAACATCAGCTCAGAACATAGAAACGACCCAATGGAGAGTTATTTCTGTTACGGAAGAAGATGGCAATGTTTACGCTATTAATGCTCTTTCTTATAACAGTTCAAAATATGCAAATGTTGAATCAAACATTGCATTAACGGTAAGAGACTTTACCAACTTAAATGAGATTCCTGCTGCACCTGTCAACCTAAGAATATTCCAACAGCTATATATAAAAGGAAATGAAATCAAAGCTAAAATTGTATTCTCTTGGGATGCTGTTTTAGGTGTTAATGAATACGAGGTAAGAACCAGAAAAGATAATGGAACGTGGAAAGTACATAGACAGCAAGGGCCAGATGATGAAATTTTAGATATTACTTCTGGTACATATGAAGTAAAAATATTTAGTTTAAATGCAGCAGGAATACCATCTACAACTGCTTTAACTGGAAGTGTTAACGCTGCTGGTAAAACACGAGTTCCAAGTGATGTTACTAACTTTGCCTATACATTAGATTCAAGACTTGGATTTATTCTTCATTGGGATAAGTTAGTTGCTAACTATCCTTTCTTTGATGATTTAGATGTTGTTGGATATGAAATAAGGACAACAGATGCTGAATGGGGATTAGATAATAATGATTATTATAATTTTGTTTCTCCTGTTGCAAGTGAGAATTTAATAGCAAGAGTTACAGCTAATAGTTACAAGCTTGGTTACACCCCTCCAGGTTCACGATCTTATTATGTCAAAGCTTATGACAGTGAAGATAGATATAGCTTAAATGCTGCTTCTGTTTCAATAGCGATTCTTGCTCCTGTAACTCCTACTGCTTTTGCAACAATTGAAGGAAATAATGTTGTTATTACTTGGGCAAAAGTTTCTACAACAGCAAGATACGCTATTGATTATTATCAAGTTTCTAAAAGTCCTACATTTGCAACAGTCCTTGAAGAGTTAGATACGACCCTCTATACAAGAGAAGTTGATTGGACTGGAGCGCAAACTTTTTATGTAAGAGCTGTTGATATAGCAGGGAATTTTAGCGTAGCGAATAGTGTAACGCTTCAAAATACACAGGCATCTAACTATGGATTAACTGTTAATTACGATAGTGGAACATTTGCCGAACTTAATTGGAGTGAAAGACATGGTGGTACTCCGACTGTTGCTTATCAAGTAGCTCACAGTGCAACTTCTGTTACTTCTTTTGGAGAAGCCACTGGTAATCAACAAATACAAGGAACAACTTTTTCCTTTGTAGTGACTTGGAATACAGCTAAAAGATTTTGGATTCGATCAATTGACGCTCAAGGAAATACAGGAGCTGAAGAATATTTCGATATTTCGTTCACTATTCCAAATGCAGTTTCAAACCTTGAGGCCACTTTTAAAGGAACAGCAGGTAACGCTCTTTTAAAAAGTGAACTAGAACTTACTTGGACTGCCGCAGTAAAAGGAAGTTTAAATATTGAAGAATATGAAATTAAAAGGGGAAATGTTTTTGCTAGTGCAACTGTTATTTCAACGATCAAAAGTTTATCTGCAACAACACAGGTTGATTGGAATGGGACTCAATATTTTTGGGTTGTAGCGAAAGATATTAATGGAAATTATGGAACAGAAACATCTATAGATGCAACTGTCACTCCTCCTGCTGCTGTTGGATCGTTTTCTCAAGAAGTTATTGATAATAATGTTTTGCTTAACTGGTCTGCTGCTGAATCTATTCTTCCCATTCTTTATTACAACATTAAACGTCAAACGAGTTCCAGCTTACCTTTAGATACTGTCGCTCATTTCAATAGTCGGGGTAAAGATATTGGGACAAAACAGGGATTGTTTACGACTGTTTTTGAAACAATCGCTGGAACTTACACTTATTGGATCGCTGCCATTGATTCTGCTAATAACACAGGACAGCCAGTCAGTATTACTTCAAGTGTTAACCAGCCACCAGATTATATTCTTAGAAAAAATGTAAATAGTATCTTTGAAAGTCAACCTTCTGTTCCAACAGTAGTTACAAAAACAAATGCTTTTGCAGATCAAGGATTTTTATTCGTCAATGTAGATACATCAAGAACTTATCAAGATCATTTTATTGGTACAGGATCATCAAGTTCTCCTGAATTTCCTAATTGGAACTCTTTTGGGCCAAATGAACTTTATGGTTTACCTTCTGCGACTACTGGTGCTTATACAGAAATATTGGATTATGGAACAACATTAGCAGGAACAAAAGTCACGATGACTTTTACAGGAGAAGATGTGGCAGGGGACGCAACTATTACTCCTAAGATTTCAACAAGTCCAACAGGGCCAAATGACAGTCCTGCTGCAAGTTATAGCTGGACAGATTTCAATGCTAGTGCCACAACAAATCCAATTATTACTCATTCTGCTTTTGGTACTGCTTTTAGATATATCAAGTTTGATTTTACGTTTGCAAGTACTGGAAGAGATGACTTATTAAAAGTTACGTCATTAAATATGAGATTAGATACTAAGCAACTTACTGATTCTGGTAATGGAACAGCAAGTGCTAGTGATAGTGGTGGAACAAGTGTTAACTTCAATCTAGGTTTTGTTGATGTTGAATCAATTACAGTAACTCCAAAAGGAAGTTCAGCTCCTGTGATTGCAATTTATGATTTCACTGATACTCCGAATCCCACATCGTTTAAAGTGTTGTTATACAACACTTCTGGCACTAGAGTTAGTGGGGATTTCAGTTGGACAGCAAGAGGTAACTAATGGCTAATTGGAATAATCCTCAACTTACAAGTACATATACAAATTTCTTAGCGGAAGTAAAAGCAAGAGATGACGATCTTGCTGTTCAGTTTTCGTCTGGAACAATTAGCAACCAGCCTGACGGTGCAATTAAATGGGATAGC